CCAAGTCGTCAAACACCAGCTTATCTACATGGGACAGCATGGCCCTCCCCTCGTCTGTGCTAGGCTCAGGCTGAACTAGGGTAGCTGCATTGGCAGGGACTACGTCTGCCTCTACAAGTTCTGCTACGGTTTTGTCTGTGTTAACAAACTGTACTTTAGGGGTGCCTACAGGGGCGTTGAAGAAGATAATGCTCATTTGAACCTCTTAGTAGATCACTACTGCAATATATGTGGGGTCAACAGCACTGATACCCCAAGAGTATGCAGAGTTGTTGTCGTTACCGCCTTGATGGAGAAATGTAGTGGCATAGTTTCTAGCGCGTATTGAGATAGCCGAGGTGCTGACAGAAGATACGTAAGCGTTGTAAATCTCAACATTACCCGCTGTACCTATTGCAGTGGTCTGACTGCTAACTCCCTGATCTACTGTGCCCACTACAGCAACCCAGTTACTACCATCAGTTCTCACAGAAGAAGCCATGGTAAGCACATAGTTACCTGTGCTGGACTTAGTAAGGGTGACGTTACGAGAACGAATAACCGCACCTGTAGCACCGTTAAAAGCGATATACCCTCTAGCAATACCCGCTACACCATCTAGGTTTGTAAGGCTTGCACCACTAATAGCAGGCAAGGCACCTGTAAGGTTGCTAGAGTTTAGTGTACCAGAGAGGCTAGATGCGGTTAATGCACCTGTTGTCACTGTACCTAGTGTTACGTTGTCGTTAGGTTGAACAGCGCTATCTGCTAGAGCCCCTTGTGCTGTAGTAGCTTTACCGTTTAGTGCTGCCTGAAGTCCGTCTACGTTAGCGATAGTGTGGTTATGGCTATCATCTACAATAGCAACTGAGATAGAAGCGTTAGCCGTGCCGTTGAAGCTGGCTGAACCTGTTACATCACCTGTAAGCTGGATTGTACGAGAGGTAGCAAGAGCAGTGGCCGTGGAGGCATTACCTTCAAATGTCGAGGCAACGATAGTCTCACTACCTACGGACCACTTGTCTTCGCTTTCATCCCAGAAGAAAGTCTTGTTATCTTCAGTACCTCGTTCTATTTCGATGCCTGCGTCTACGGTAGGCGCACCCTCCTCATCTGAGTTTAGTACGAAGAAGGTATCAGTAAGCTCACTAGTTGCTGTGTTAACAGAAGTAGTAGTACCCTGAACAGTCAGGTTACCTGAGATAACCATGTTAGCAAAGGTTACATCATCTGTCGAGTCTGTTGAGATTTGACCAGAGCTAATAGCAATACCGTTACCTGCAGAGAAGTGTGCTCTAGTCTCCTCAGCGCTGGGCCCTGTGTACGTGACTACACCGTCAGAGTATGTAAGGCTACCGTCACCGCCTGAATCGGCAACTGATATAGCACTCTTAGCAGAGGCTTGTGCTCGTTCATCAGTAAAGTATAGGTGAGTACTACCCTCTGCTATCGTATCGCTGTCGCCTTGCGTAAAGGACACCACACCTGTAGTTGAGTCGTATGATAGAGATCCCGTAGCAGAGATAGCGGTACGAGACCTGTTTGTAGTGAAGTACTGATTGGTTACACCTTCGGACAACTCGTCCGTAGTATGGTTAGAGATGTCAGATACTTGGCCTGTAACATTGCCTGTTACATTACCTGTGAGGTTACCTGTTACATCTGATACCGTACCACCTGCGACTGTAAGGTTGCCGTCTACTGTACCATTACCAGAGACTGTCAAAGCATCTGTGTCTACAGTACCGTCAAAGAATGCATCCTTGAACTGTACAGAAGAGGAGCCTAAGTCTAGGGTATTAGTCGTCTTAGGTTCTACTTTAGTGGCTGATACAACTAAGTCCTGGCTAGGGCCTACCTTTTCAATAGGCGCACCCTCTCCCGACGTACCGTCATGTGCGTGACCTGTAGAGGCGTTGAAGGCACTCTCTAGTTGGTTGTACTCTGCATCAAAGTCATCAGCGTCAATAACGTTACCATTAGCAATATTGTTTGCTGTATCCTGACGTGTATATCCTGCCATATTACTGCCTATCGTTTTGTCTAAACTCTAGCAGCGCTGTGTCTAGAGTAAATGTGGGATTTGTTGAGTTGTCTTCAATACGAAGGGCTACTGTCTTACCAGAACCAATGACATTCTTATTGTACACTTTATCTAGTTCGCCCCCGAATGTCGCCGTACCTAGCACAGAGCTAGAGTCTCCGAAAACGAAAGTAGAAGAACCTGTACTCTCAATAGTAATAGTAGCGGGTTGCACTAATCCTGCGTTCGTTGCGGCGGCAAAGTCAAACTTCATGTTAACGTCCAGAGCCATGCTGCCTGTAGGCTCTGCGTACAAAGTCATCTTGTAGAAAGACTTTCTCGTCTGCGGATCAGATAGAGGCATGAAAGGAGATTCATAAATAGCCTCAATGTTGTCCCCATCAAAAGAACTACCCCTATCTAGGATGTACACGTAACCATCTTCATTAGCAAAAGAAATAGTCTCTTGATCCCCTGAGTAGGTGCTATCCGCAATGAACGCCTTAACTCCATACGTAGAAGACCAAGAAATACCTGCCGCGCCTTGAGAAACAAACTTAGTCGCTATAAGGCCTTTAGCAACAGACCTCTGTTCTGATCCTACGTAACCAAAGATACGGTACTGAGCCTTCTCTCTAAGCAATACAGAGGCGAAGCTGTTGTAATTGCCCAGGAACGCATTAGCATCTTTAGCAATTGTATCTGAGGCAATGTCTAAGCCAAAGTCACCGATACGATCAGTAGCACTAAGCAGCCTAATACCGTCAGGGGCAAGATACATAATGTCACCGCCGACTTCCTGAATAGTATCCCCGTTAATACAACCAATGCGATCTGTAATAGGAGATACTCGAAAGTCTGCAGAAGTGTTGCCTACTAGACTCTTAATTGTGTTTGTCGTGAAGATGATAAGTTGATCACGGAAAACGGTAAGGCCTGTTACCTTTTGCCCTACGTTAATATTACCTGCACCGTTAGCAGCACTAAAATCATCTACACTAAAAGGTGCAGTAAAGAAGACACTATTATCTTTAGCGTAGAAGGCGGTATTCTTGAAAAAGGCTACGTGCTCTGCACCACTAACATCTATGCTATCAGCAGAGGTCATAAATGTAGCAGTGTTACCTGAAGCATTATACACTACAGGATAGTTCGTCCCGTCTACAAAAACAGTTTTGTCGTCGCCATCTAAGTTGAAGTCTGCATAACGAGCCTTAGACCCATTAGTAGCAGCACTGGTAGCTATACTAGTCCAAGTAGTACCTGTGCCGTAGAAGTACTCAGTAAAGTTGGATGCATTCTTTCGGGCAGCTACTATACGCCCTGCAGACACAACCTTCAGAGCTAGGATAGGGCCACTACCAGGAACAGTAGTATCACTAAACTTCTCGTAGCCTTGGATTTTAGTATAACCACCCTCTTTATTAACCTCAAAGTTCTGCAGTAAAGTGGCAGAACCCACGGCATTAGTACCCTGCTGAAGAGTAGACAGATTGGATATTAACCCGCCTCTAAACTCTATAGGGAATGTCTGCCACTGTGTAGCCATTAGAAGTGTACTCTCGTGTCTCTAAGGTATTCTGTGCGGTTGATGTGCAGGCTGCGAAGCTGCTTAATGCCCTGCTCAAACTTCTGTAAAGAAAGTTGTGCGGCTTGAATATCCCCACGAAACTGATAGACGTAGTACATAGCTCCATCAACGATTGCATATCTATACTGCTCAGGGAGGGTTGGTACGTCTAGGGGGTGATCTAAGTCGTAGCCAGTACGGAAGTATTCGTAAATAACTTCATAGGCTTCTTTAGGAGTAGGATAAAAGATAAGCTCCCGACTAGGGGTACGGGCAACATGGGTAGGTACAGAGAGGTTGTCTGTGCTAGAGTTATACTCAGAATCAGCATACTTGTCAAGGTATTCTTCGTAAGCCAACACTTTTAGTTTAGTTGTAGGGACATTTAGAGTAGCATCTCGCTTGATGCGAAAGGTGTTCATATTGATAGTCTTAGCATCATATGGGTAGCTGTAACGAGCAGTCCCTGGAGCAAGGATCTCGCTCTCTTCTACGTGGTTCCACGGCCATTCAAACTCTTCCTGATTGATGTGGCGGATGGAACTGTTTACTGCATCCTTAGCAAAGCTGTAGAAACCCGTGGTAGCAGCGAAGTTACTTTCAGTAAGCTCCACTTCGTTCAGTCTGCGGTTAACATCGTTAACTAGGCTAATATAATCATATGCCATGTCTTACTTCTCCTTAACACGCAGAAAGATAGAGCGCTCATACTGCAGGCCACTACCTGTGGTAATCTGGCATACAACAGTGTAACGCACGTTGTTTGTACCAAGGCTAAATCTCACAGTAGCTACCTGTCCTGAAAGGGTCGCTTGAACGAACTGCAACCCATTAACGATGTCGGCTTCATCTACCTGTGTCTTAACGCCATCCGCATCCTTGACAAACCAAACGGCTGCAGAAAGGGTGTCCGTACCTAAGAAGCGTGACCAGTCAACACTGTAGTCTACAATCTCGTCTTTGTCTTTGTCAGGCCATTTGTATGCCATAGGGTGTCCTTACCTAGTTATGTAGACTGTATTGTCGGACCTACGGAGAGGCGCAACAGTCA